ACTGGATGCCATGCTCTTGCTTGTACTCTGCCAGCGCATCGAGGTAGTGCTGGATACCCTCACCGCTAGACTCGTAATAGCTTACAAACCTTACAGACTTTCCCTGAACCTGAAACAGCCATATAGCGGTGGCGTCTGCTATGCCCAGATCCCAAGCTGTATTGACTGGCAATGCTCTATCTACTGGGATGGTGCTTATCTGCTTGTTGATGATGTGTTCAGCAAAATACGCACCGTCTTTGTTGGCGTAGCAGTCACCCTCCCAGATGTGAGCGTAGAGCGCTGCGTTCTTTTCTTTAAGGTGTAAGCGTTCAACCTCTAGCGTCTCAGGAAACCAAGGGTTTTCATCGTAATTAACTTTAACTACAAAAGAACCTGGGGGCGGTTCAACAACAAAGCGTTGATATGTTGCGTCCATTTCATCTAATGGGTTAAAGCTGACCCATATTTCTGAATTATCCTTCCGGATAGTAGGTATCAGCGTATCCCAACTGGCATTAGTGACACTCTCGGCCTCTTCGATCCAGACCCTATCAATGCCTTCCATCGACTTAACTTTGGAGATGTTAGAGCGCAGACCCTCAAACAAGAACCGCGAACCGTTTCGCCCCAGTATCTGGGTCTTTTGCACTTCAAAGTGTCCAAGTAAGCCCAACCGGTCAATGGTATCAACTAAAAGCTGATGGACTGAGTCGGTTATGCTCTTTTGGATCTCACGGGCGCAGAGTATGCGCAATGGCTCTTTATATGCAGCCAGCACCAAGAGCATGGCTATAGAATAGCTCTTCCCACTGCCACGGCCACCATATACGACCTTATACCTGCAAGGCTTTAATAATGGCTCAAAGGGCGCTGCAAGTGTCAGGTCTAAGCTTTTAGCGTTAACCATTGAGTCTTTTTGCTGTGTTGTCGACTATGGCTATATTTATCAAGCTGGGCGGGTTGATTGGATCAGCGCTTAGTACTTGTTTATCAAGCCCGTGGAGCCTAGCCATACCCATCACCGCAGAAACTGCCGCTGAAGGGTTTTTAACAGAGTATGCAAGCTGGCGGTCTTCCCTAAGCTGCGCGGTTAGGCTCTCTACGGTGACAGCGTGAAGCTTAGCCTGCTCCGCTTGTAGTTCGGCCACCCTAGTCAATACAGATTCACGCCTAAACAGTCGCTGGACATTGCTAGTTATAACTTGCTCTGTTGATTTTGTACTATATCCAGCTTGCCGGAACGCTTCGGTTTTGTTCCCAGTAGCAACGAACACCTGCGCGGCGGTTTCCCATTGGTGGTTTTTTAACTGGCCCATTGTATCTAGTGGCGGCAATTATGCGGCCCTCCTAAAACGACAAAACCCGCCGGAGCGGGTTAAGTGGTTAGTTTGGTATTTGACCGGATTAGAACACTAATACGGGGGCGAAGCACTGCCAAAGTGGCAGTTTATTTAGTAATTACTTATAAATACTATACACCGTCACATAATAACGGTTATAATACATATTTTTACAGGGGAATCAGCCGGACAGGCTGGCCCACTAACCGAGGAGTTTAGACCATGAAGAACTTTACAACCTTTAACACAGGACGCGTTTATGATTTCCCCCAAGTGATTGAGGCCGCAATTATTGGGGACTCAATTTGTCCTATTACGGAATCATTAGAGCATACCGTTTATTTTAAAGACGATTCTAGGGGCTTAGATTATGTGATTACCATACCTTGCTTAGAATGGTTTAGTGAGAGTCAGATAATGCGCTACTACGACTCTAACGAGTTCTATATGAAAAAAGACGCAGATTATCAAGACCGTGCAGTGTTTGAAGCAATCAAAGACGCTCAAGCCATATAAACCAACGACTGGGGCGAAAGCCCCAACAAGGCCGGACAAGGGCTATATATAACCAAGGAATTTTAACCATGAGTAAAACCATTATTTTAAAAGCACTCAAGAAGGGTGAACTATTTAAGCGGAAGATAGATTCTAAAACCGTTTTTATTCGTGAACACTTCAACCGCAAGGACTCATTTGGCCCCGCTTCAATATGTTGTTCAGATGCTGAAGACATCAACCGAGAAGTATTTTTAAACCCAAATACCACCGTATTTTTAGACTTTGATTATTAACGACTGGGGCCAGCGATGGCCCCACAATAAATCCCACCAAAGGAAATATTAAACATGAACAAGCCAAACAACCACCCTTTAAAAATGCCCCTTTCTACTGGGACAGTTTGCACCCCGTACGACTCCCGCATGGTCAGCCGACGCGCTGAACTATTGAGCTTAATTGTTAACCGCACCAAGCGACAATTAAAAACCCGCTTAGCTACTTATTAATTAACGACTGGGGCGAAAGCCCCACCAAAGGAAATATTAAACATGAATTATTTAAGCGATTACACCAGCGAAAACCAAACAAAACTATTAAATGATAACGGAGCCTTTTTTGCATTTAGCACAAAGCAACTAAACGAACATAAAAAAGAGGGTGTTGTTTATGTGTCGATGGGGTCAGGTCTAATAGCCCCAAAGGTTAACGCTGATAAATTACTTGAGGGTTTTGAATCAATCAACACTGAGGGCGTGAAGCAAGACATATCAGAGAACGGCATTAAGGCCATTATTCACAGAGAGTTAGGAAATTATGAAACACAGATCACGGGTGATATTTCCGACACTGTAGAGGCTTTAGAAAACTACGGAATCACACGCGCACAAGTGAGCGCAGAATATCCCGCTTATTTTCAACATTGTATTGATAACGATTATTTTTAACAGACGTTAACTACTGGGGCGAAAGCCCCCACAATAAATCCCACCAAAGGATAAAAAGCTAATGATACATATTAGTCAAACGCAGAAAATACGCGCCGGCAGCTGGAGCCTTGAAGCGCTCCTAACTTGCCCCGCCGCTATTATATCCGGCTCTTTAAAGTCCGGAAAATACGAACTAGCCGACGCTTGCAAGGGCTGTTATGCACTGGGCGGTAACTATCGCTATCCCAACGTCAAAGCCCCACGAATCGCCAACCGGCAAGACTGGAAACGCGACGACTGGGTCGATGACATGGTCGAAGAGCTAGACAGTCACCGCTATTTTAGATGGTTTGATTCCGGCGATTGCTACGACTTGAGACTAGCTAAAAAGATTCTAGCGGTTATGGCAGCAACGCCCTATTGCCGGCACTGGTTCCCAACCAGACAGCACAAATTCCCAAAGTTTATGAAAGTATTACGGAACATGGAATCACTCGCTAATGTAGCCGTAAGGCTCTCTAGTGATTCAGTTCTAGGCGGTATTCTTACTACTAGCCTACCCAACACGACAATAATACCAACGCCCGAAGATGTAACGCCGGAGATGTCGCTCTGCAATGCGTGGGCAAATGATGGCAAGTGCGGCAAATGCCGTGATTGCTGGGACTCAGATATTAAAACTGTAGCTTATGTTGCCCACGGGCGAACCATGGCGAAGGTTATCAAAATCAAACTTTTAGAGGTGGCGTAATGAACAGACAAACAAAAAGAGAAATCAAAAGAGAGCTTTTATTATTTGGCTCTAGTGTATTTAAGGCGGCGGTTTTTTGTGGTTTTGTGCTGGCTTTTTCGTGGTCATTTATGGCCCTTCTGGTGGCCTTTCAAATAATTAATGTTACGGGGTAATTTATGAACGGATATATCTGTTTCTGGAATCAAAACCGCGAAGAAGTACACGCGGCCAGCTCATACGAAGCGCAAGAGAAAGCTAGGGCGCGTTTTCAAAAGTCCACTAGAAAGAAGGTTAAAGGCTACGATATTTGCACAGTTATAGCAGAGGTCGACGGCTTCCCAGTAGTTCACAGCACAGCATCACTTTAACCCACCAACTGGGGCGAAAGCCCCAAGGAGTTTTAACGATGGACGATTACATAACATCAAAAGACCTATTTATGAGGTTCGCGCCGGCGTTTAATTTTGAACTAGACGAAGACGCGCTATTAGCCGAAGGGATAAAGCGCGGCTTTATTTCTGAAGCTGGCAAAGAATCAGACGAAACGTTTTATAAAATTAACAAAGACTACGAGGGTCAGTAACCATGAAGTTACACGAACAAGTAAAACACCAAGCCGCTGTTATTAAACAGCTAAAAAGTAATGTTTCTGATGTGCTTGATTATGTATCAAGTCTGAAGTTCTACGGCCATAACATGGTCAACACTGCTGACATCCTTTTATTAATCCGCGAAGGCCAGCGGGATTTATTAACGATTGAAGACCAACTATAACCCACCAACTGGGGCGAAAGCCCCGAAGGAGTTTTACAAATGAACACACAACCGATTAAAACAGTTCCAGTATTTGCCACTTACGACAGCATAGAAGGCGCTACGAGTTACGGTATGAAGATCGCCCACAGTATGGGAGACGCTGATAAGTGCGCGATGATTACCGGCCTAATGGTGCTTTTCAACACTATGGGAAAGGAAAT